AATATTTATTGTATTTACAATTTGTATTTACAATAATCGAACAAGAGGTTGGAGCGCTTAGGTTCAAAGAAAAAAAGTAAAGACTAAAATGATGGTAAAGGCAATATTAATCAACTATTTGACACTTTGCTAGTGGCGTTAGATACTTACTTAAAAAGCAAGGAGTAAGCTGGTGGCTAAAACTAAGCAAGAGAAAGTAATCAAAGAAGAAAATCAAGAATGTTCCGAATCTATTAAAGACAATCAACCACATAGGACGCCTATAGGGCAGAGTAGTAAGTTCAAGCATGAATACTGCGAAGATCTTATTAGGTGGTTTAAAGCTGGCAATTCTTATACTCCATTTGCTTTGGAAGTTGGGGTAAACCCTGACACTTTATATCAATGGGAAAAAGATTACCCTGAATGGAAGGAAGCTAAAGCTTCAGCAATGGTGGCTGGAAAGAAGTGGCTTGAGGATAAACTTGCTATAAAACTAGGGGAGTTTAGACGTGGTGGGGCTAACCCTAAAGATATAGACCTTGGTTGCCTTCTATTTGCGCTTAAAACTCGTTATTGGAAAGACTACGGTGATAAGTCTAAACTGGAATTAGACGCCACTGATGACGCAAAAGAGATGATCCAACTCGCATACAAGAAAAAATCTAATGAATGAGCTTACCAACCTTTCAAGAATTTGATCCTCAAGAAATTCCATGGCAATTTGACGCTGTTAATGAATTTGAAAATTTCGATTATTCAACTGGTGTAATGGAAATGCTTTTTTCTGGTTCTATCGGATCAGGTAAATCAATTATTGCTTCTCATTTAATAATAAGGCATTTGATAGAAAACAAAGGAGCTAGATGCTTAGTAGCAAGACGTGCGCTTAAAGATTTAAAAAGAACTCTTTGGGACGTTTTAATAAGGCATATTGATGACATTCCACAAGCAATAGATGTCTGTAGTAAATCAACATTAACAATCAAATTTAAAAATGGTTCTGAATTAATTGGTGATTCATACGACAAAGGTGATTTAGAAAAATTCAGGTCATTAGAATTATCTATGGTCGCAATTGAAGAAGCTTCTGAATCAACCCAAGATGTCTATGATGCTATGAAAATGCGTGTTGGGCGATGTACTGGTGTTAACCAAAATATAATGATGACACTTACGAATCCAGCAGAACCCGATTTTTATTTGTATGAGAAATTAATTTTATCAAACTCTCCAAGAGTGAAAGTAATTTATTCTTTAACGGAGCAAAATAAATTTTTACCTGATTGGTATATTGAAAACTTAAAGCAAGATTTAAGCCCTCTCATGGCCGACAGAATGCTTAGAGGTAAATGGATTTCAATAGCAGATGAAAAGCCATATTACGCTTTCAGTGAAAAGAATGTGAGGAATGAAGATTATCGCATTAATGAAATGCTTCCGCTTGATCTAATGTTTGACTTTAATATTGGTAACGGCAAACCAATGTCCAGTGCCGTTGGTCAGTTTTTTGGTGGGTACTATCACATCTCACATGACTTTTGCATCCATGGATTCAGAACAACAAACATGATTGAAGAAATAATTAACTCGGGTATTTTGGAACATCGTGTTCCAATGATTAGAGTTTTTGGAGATGCTTCCGGTGACTACCGAGATACTAGAGGGCCACTCTCCGATTTTGACATCATATTAAAACGATTAAATGACTTCACTAGAAAAGATGGGACTAAGCCAATCATTAAATCATGTATTAAAAAATCAAATCCAGAAATTAGAGTTCGCCAAAATATTGTTAACTCAAAATTGTGTAACGATCTTAACGAGAATAGACTTTTCATATACAAGAATGCAAAAATGGTTGAGAAGGGTTTTCGTTTAACTAAGTTGGTCAAAGGGTCATCATACCAAGAAGATGATAAAGACGAATGGCAACACGTTATCACTGCGGTAGGATATTATATAGCTGCTAACGAGGAAACTTTAAAACAAGGCAAAATATCAGTTACAAGAGGTAGATGATGCTCAATCTTTTAAATCAAGTAGATCGATTAAATTTGATCAGACAAATTAAGACTTCTAATAACATTGAAAGAAAAAATGAATCAGTAAAACAGTCAAATATTGTTTCTGGTAAAATCAAACAATATGTTATTGATGATTTAAGAAAGCAATTCTTTGAACAATCAATTAGAGAAATGCCAGTCATTAGTTCAATTAATATCGCCAAAAGAATTGTTGAACAGAAGTCTTCCATCTATAAGAAAGAACCTAATAGAGAATTCATTAAAGTTACTGATGTTCAAAAAGAAACATTAAATCTTATCTACAAAGATATGAAGATTAACTCTCGAATGAATCATGCTAATAAGAATTTAAATACTCAGGATCAAACATTTTTAATGTGCTTACCTAAAGATGGAAAGCTTATCCTTAGAAACTTAAAGCTCCATCAGCTCGATGTTATCCCTGAAGCTAATGATCCAGAGACAGCATTTGCTTATATTGTTTCCGCTTACGATAAAGAAGATGTTGAGCATGATATGTTTGATAGGCTTCAAGCGGCAACTGGCGTTACTCCAAAGAGTGAAACTAACCTTGGTGTTTATATCCAAGATGGTAAATTAGATATTGCTAACGAAATGGATTATAAAAAGATCGCTGACCGCTATGTCGTTTGGACTAAAGAATTAAACTTCATCATGAATGGTCATGGTGAAATTCTTGACCCTGAAACAGGTGAAGTTAACAATGCAGTTGATATAAGCTCACCGTTAAAAGAATACGGAATCATGCCATTTGTTGATGTCTCAAGGGTTAAAGAGTTTGAGTTTTTTGTTAATGTTGATTCAAACAAAACCGATTTCACTGTTGAGTTTAATACTGCACTTTCTGATTTATCTAACGTATGTAAGATGAATGGATATGCAGTTGGAGTTTTAAAAGCACCGTCATCGATGCAACCTGAAAACATGGTAGTAGGGGCTACAATGTTACTTAAATTAAATACTGACAATGCTGATAGTGAAGTTGATTTTAAATTCACTAATCCAAGTTCAAATATTTCTGAAATTAGTGACGCCGTTGATAAGCGTCTTAATTATTTTATTACGACTGAAGGATTAGATTCATCAGCGGTAAATGCTCAAGGACAATCTAAAACATATTCAAGTGGTACAGAAAGATTTCTTTCAATGATTCAAAAAGCTGAAGCATCTCAAGAAGATTTTGAGTTAATGAAAGAAGCTGAAAATCAATTATATCAAATCATAACAGCTTGGTGCAATGTTTTAACTGGCACTGAAACTCTTGATAAAAAATATCACACTGGGAAACTTAACTTAGAATCTGAAATGAAGATTAGTTATCAGCGTCCAGAAATAGTTCAGACAGAACAAGAAAAGTTTGAGTTTTATAATGCTCAAATTGAAAGAGGGTTTGAATCAAAAGTTAGTTCGTTAGTTAAAATGAACAATTGGACAAGAGAAGAAGCACTCGCTTATTTAAAACAAGTCAATGATGACGAGAAGATGATTAACCAATTAATGTTACCATCAACAAATGATGGCATGGAAGACGATAATGGCGATCAAAAACTTAACTGAAAGTTTAGACGAGATGTCACAATCTTTTAACCTACAAGAAATTCTAGGTTATGAACCAACTCTATTTCAACTAGAAATGTTTGGCGAGCTTGCTATTGATAAGATCAGAGAGCGCACTGAAGATGGCAAAGATGTTAATGGCAGAAAGTTTGCACCCTATTCAAAACAATACGCAGAACAAAAAGGCGTATCTCGCTTTAATGTAACTCTAATAGATGATCAAGAAATGGTGGAAGCAATCAATGCTGAAGTTGTTGGTGAAAACGTATTAGTATCAATCGATGACGACCAATTAGGTAAAGCTTACGGGCATCAATCAGGTTATGAAGGGCACCCATATTTAAATGGGCCAAAGAGAAGGTGGTTTGGACTTAATACCAACGAGGTAAAAGAGATAGCAAAAAAAGTTAATCAAGAACGAGTGGAGAGTAACGAAGTACCACTTCAAACAATATTAGATTTTATTGAGAATTTTTAAATGGCAAAAGTTACCATTAAAAATTTATTCAAGGTTAAAAACTCAATACAAAAAGAAATTAGGTTAGCTATATTCCAAACTATTAGAGAAGAAAAAATAACAGAGCAAATTGCCGATGTGTTAAAAGAAACTAACCGAGATGGCATTGATCCAAAGACAGGGCTTGAGCATAGGGCATTAGAACCATCAACTGTTAATAGAAGATCAAAACTCTCGCAAGTAAATTCAACTCACCCAAAATATTCCGCAGGAAAATCTAACTTAACATTCAGTGGAAAGCTAGTTGACTCGATTAAAGCATTTTCAAGACCAGCTAAAAGTTTAATTGAAATAAAAGTAACTGGGACTCATGACCAATATAAAGGTCTAGTGAAAAAGAAATTAGGCAAACGTATCAGGAATGAAGACATCCAAAAATATTTAGCAGACCAAGATAGAAATTTGCTTGGACTATCTCAGGAAGTATCTGACAAAATTATTAAAATAATAAAAGAAAAGTTAGTGAGTATTTTAAAACGCAATAAGTAAGATTGCGTTAATTAGTAAAAAGGAATAGACTTATGACTGGACAGGCAAATCAAAATGCTGGTGGCGTTGATCAAGTTTCTAGTGGAAACACAAAGGAGAATGAATCAGTTAGTTACCAGACCTATTTAAAATCAGTTGATCAAGAAAAAAATTTACGGAAACGTCTTCAAGAAATTCAAGCCGAGCGTGATCAGCTTGCCAAGAAGTTCGAAGAAGTTGAGTTAACTGAAGTTCAAAAGAAAGGTAACTTCGAAGAGGTTATTAACAAACAACGTGAAGCGATTAAGTCTCTTGAAAGCAATTTAAATTCCAACAAGGAAACTTTTGCGGAAACACAAAAGAAAATGGCGATCAAGAATGAAGCGATGAAACGTGGCTGTAAGAACCCTGATAAATTCATTCGTCTTTTAGATCAGGCAGATTTGCAAATGATACAGGTAAGTGACAATTACGAGATTAATTCCGACGATGTTAAATCTATTTTAGATAAAGCAGTGAAGGAAGATGACATCGGATTGTTCGCACCTACAAAAGTAACCGTTGCTGATAGAACTCCATCGAATTCAGTTAATGAAAAAGAGATGACGATGGATAAACTTAATGCGGCAATGGGAAAAATGGACAGAAATCAATTTAGAAATTTCGTCCAAAATTTAGATAAATTAAAAATAACATAGGAGTAAATTATGTCTGACGCTATTCATGGGAACACCCAATTAGGTGTAACTAAACAAGACCTTATCGCAAGCATCGTTCAAAGAGAACTTGCTTTTGCATCTAAACTTTTACCTACAATCACTGACGTTAGTCGTTTTTCAGTTGCTGGAAGTAAATCAATTTCTTTTCCTAAACTTAGTTCATTTGCAGTAACAAAAAGAACTGAAGGTTCTCAAGGTGACGCTAGCGTGATAACTGCAACTAACGATCAACTTTTACTTAATCAATTTGCTTACATCGCTTGGATCGTTGATGCTATCACAGAAAAACAATCAAACATTTCTGTTCAGGCTGAACTTGCCGCTCGTGCCGCTTCAGCTCATGGCCGTCAAGTGGACACTGATATTATCGCTGAATTAACAAACGTAGCATCTTTATCTGTTAACGGTGTAGTTCCAGCTGACGTAACTAACGACAATGTTTTAGACATGGTTGAATATGTAGAATCAAAAAATGCAATTCTTTCCGACTGCGTTTTTGTTGCTACAGTTGATCAAAAGAAAGCATTACTTAAGTTAGCTGAATTTTCTAAAAATGATGTTTATGGTTCACCAGTAATCATGACAGGACAAATTGGTTACTTATATGGTGTTCCTTTAATTATCCATAACGGTGTTGGAACAACTCAACAAATGTTCATCTATGAAAAATCTGCTTGTGTTATTGGTTTCCAATCTCAACCGCAAATGGATAACCAACCAGCAAATGAATTTGGTGTTGGGGCTAAACGGTACGCAATGGATCAACTTTATGGAATCAAAGGTCAACAAATTGCTGTTGGTGTTGCCGCTGGAAAATCTCCATTAGTTGCAAAACTTAAAGATTAATTTTGGCAGAGTTAGTTAAAACGACTCATATTCCGAATTACATTGTCGCTTCAAGCCCGCAAGGTTTGAGGCGGCTTATGTTAAAAAACAACATACGCTTAGGCGGATTTGTTTCTTATTATCAAATCACGTTTGCGGAAGGTAAGTGGTTTGCTTGGTTTCTTGAAGATGTCCAAGATGCAGTTTCAAAGCCTGAAGTTAAAGAAGGTGAGAAATGAGCATTAATTATTCTACAAAAGATTTAGAAAATAGAAAGTTTAGAGAATGTCCTGATGGTTCTGGTGAGGTAGTAGTCGCTACTGAAATATGCAACGTCAACGAATTAGCGAATGCGATTAATGGCGATGATAACGGCGTAAGCCAGATACAAATTATCAATTACTCGGTTTCGGCTAATGTTAGTCAAGCGCATACGTTCCCAAATGGAACAAACAGAATTAGAATTAAAACATTAGAGAATCATAAATTTGATGTTTCGACAGATGATTTTACAACAGGCGATGTTTACACAGTAGACGCTGGTTGCGAATGGGCGGAAGATCGAATTTATTTACAATCTAATACATTATATTTCAAAAGTAACAAGATCGTTACACTGCAAATTATGCAGTGGTATTAAGGAGGATTAAATGAGTTTAAACAAATCGAAATTGGTTTATGATGCCACTGATGGTGGCGATGTCGTAGGGGCAGTTCTTAAAGCTTCTGGTGGACATTTAACTTCAACCACAATTGGTGCTGATGAAGCATTAGACGTAAACGTAGTTGGGCAAGCTGGGTTTTATAATGAAGATGATCCTTATGTGAATGGTGGTGCTGGTTCAGCAATATTGATGAAACGTGAAGATACATTAGCAGTCGACACAAGTGCTGATGGTGACTGGCAATTTTTCAAATCAACAAACAAAGGTGAATTATACGTTCATGACTCTGATTCATTAGTTAAATTAACTTCAATGGAAAGTTTCATTAACCAATTAACTTTTTCTGATGGAAACTTAAACGTTGAAGCTGATATTGATATTCATTCAGATGTTGCTGATGATGCCGTTGACTCTGAAAATCCAATCAAAATGGGCTCAAGATCAGTGTTCGGGTTATTGGGAGCGATCAGTGCAACTGGTGATAAAGCTAATTTGATTTCTGATAAATATAGAAGAATTTACGTTAATGATAGCTATAACATCGGATTAAAAAATTCAGCCGCAACTATCACAACGACTGCCGCTCAAATTGCCGCTTCACCGTTAGCAGGGAGAAGAGAAATAGAAATTTACAACAACAGCAATAAACCAATGTACGTTGGATTCGATAACACCGTAACTACTTCCACAGGATTCCCTATCCATGTTGGTTCTAGTTATTGCGTTGAAGCTGGTGAAGATTTAGCTGTATGGCTTATCGGTGAAGTTGCTTCTCAAAATGCAAGAATTATTGAAATTGGATAATTAATTTTAAAAAGGTCTAAGGTGGGAGCGTATGTTCCCACTTATATTTTATGGAAAAAAAAGACGTTGAAACGATTGCAAAAATTTTCGAATTACTTTCTAAAGCGAAGTGGGATCACGTTGATGGTGATTTCATTATTAATAATTTCCATTTGCTTGTGGAGTTTAGAAAGTTTGAAGAAAAAGTTAAAAAGATTGTTAACGAAGTTAAACCACAAATAGTGGAAAAGCCAAAAAGAACAAGAATAAAAAAAGAAAAGAAAGATGACGTTAAACAGTAACGCAAAAATTGCTGATACAAATTCCGATTTATTATTGATTGGTAATAAAACTATCACCACGTCGCAAACTATTTTAGCAGTGAGTACTTCCAACAATGAAGCTAGGCAATTTGTTAGGATTTTCAATAAAGGCACTAATAAAATTTATATAGGTGTTTCTGGTGTTACTACAACTAATGGGGAACCATTAGAAAAAAATCAAAACATTACAATAGCAATCACATCTAGTTTATCCCTTTATGCAATAACAGCAAGTGGCACAAGTGACGTAATTATTTGGGAGCTTGGATAATGTGGGCTATTTATAAATCACAAGTTGCTATTAGCGTTCCATTTGATAACTCAACAAATGGGTTTACTGCTGATAATGTTCAATCGGCAATTGAAGAAGCTAAACTAAACGCCGTTGGCTTCCCGAGAGCTGGCGTAAGATCAACTTATAATTCAACCGTAACCGCTAGCCAATGGTTGGGCCCATCGGAATTACACCCGAATACACCGCTAGTATTGCCAGCAGTTAATTTGTTATTGAATGAAATTTCTTGGTCTAATCAAACGACTAACGTAGCTTTTAGAATACAATTCAGAACTGTTTCAAAGACAGGAACAATTGTTTACACTTTAACAGTAACTTCACCTAACAGCGGTTATGGTTTTGCTACTGGGATAAATTTGAGTTTAACGGCAGGGGTTCCAATTTACGCTCAATATTTAGATGATGGGAACAACTGTTCCGACATGGATTTAATACTTTGGGTTTCAAGGATTTCATAATGGCAAAATACATTCATAATATTTCTGGTTCTACAAAAAATTATCATGGGTTTGACATTGCTAACGGGGATTTTTATCAAATACCTGAAAATTTATTAACTGAATTTCAAACAGATTTATCTCTGTTAGTTGATTTACTCGGTGGTTCAGTAAGAATGAGTGGTGATGGTGCTACAGATTATTCTAATTTAAATCTTAATAATTTAAATTATCTTAAAGATGTTATTGCAAAAGATGTTAATTTAGCCAATGTAGAAATAGACGACCAAGGTAGGCAAACTCTCCGAATAGCATCAGCTAAAGCAGGTTGGTCATACATTGCAAAGTTTATTGAATGGGAAACTTCCACAATTGGTTCACTAAAAAGTAGAAATTCACTTAACCAAAACACATCATGTTGTTCAATAAAATTTTACGATTCAAATAATTCAGAAATAACGGCAAGTGAAAATGAATCAACGATAATAAAAACGGAAATAACATTTAAACCACCTCACGATTATGAAGTGATCGCAGGTCATATCCACCAAAGGTCATCGCCCGATACTGATATTTATATTAATGTTGTTGGTGGGATTTTAGAACTTGGTTCTAATTATACGAAAGAGTTTACAACTGGATTAAATCTATATTTCATGGGTGCAGATGAGCAAATAGAAACTGATGGGAGATCAAGTAAATTTATGGCCAAAGACATTAATGGCGTTCCTTACCAAGCTAATCAATTTAAAATAATCTGTTATCACAATGCAGGCGTGAAACATAAAATCATGATTGCGTTTGAGTATTATCGAGCATGATGACTTACAAACACCTCAAAAATGTTAAGATACTTTTTTCTACACCAAAAAAATTCAATTTATTTTCATGGATAATCAAAAAAAGAATTAATTCTGAATACTCTCATGTGGCAATAGCTGTTTATATCCAAACAATAAACTTTTGGGACGTTTACGAGGCCTCTCATGGTGACGTTCATATCATATCGATGGATAAATTTTTAGCTCAAAATAAAGTGGTAAAAGCATATCAATTATTTGTTCCTAAAGATAACTGGAATAAAGGGATTATTTACCTCAAAAATCAGCTTACAAAAAAGTACTCAGTAATTGGAGCAATCGCATCAACTATCTCATGGCTTCGAAAACACAAGTTCGGTGACGACGACGATAAGAAATTTATTTGTTCCGAGTACGCGTCAAGATATATTGAAGAAACGGGAATATTAAATTACGCTTATGATAGGGCAAATAACGATTACATAACGCCGAAACAATTTGAACGAGCGATCAAGGAAGTTGCAAGTGATATTTCCGAAACTTATACACGAAAAAGTCATACAAACTAATGACAAAACTAGATTAGATGCTAGTCGTTCATTTGTATCTGATTCGACTGCAATAATAAACGTAGAAATAAAGCCTAGTGCAAGTGATGCTTATATTTCTGTATTCAGTGCAGATCCAAAAAAATGGGTTCTTGATTGGGCCTATTCTGTTAGTGGTACAAAAACAATTTCATTAAAAGTTAGCACGGCCACAACAAACGAAATAATTAATTACACTTTATCCGTTATATCAGAAGCCGATGACAAACTATTTTCTAACGATGAAGATTTACTTCAGCATGAAAATAATATTTTGGACTACATTCCAAAAGGCAGGTCATCTTGGTTAAACAAGCACCGTGCTTCACAAGATATGATTTTAGCTTATTTTGATGAGCAAAGGATATGGCGTAACGATGGAACTAAACTCACTAAGAACGATTTATTAGATGTTTCAGAAGTAAATGAATGGTCTAAGTTTTTAACCTTAAGAATTATTTATCAAAGCTTATCTGTTTCTGTTGATGACATCTTTTGGAAAAAATCAATGGAATATGAAAAATTGGAGCATCAAGCAAGAAGCCGGTCAGCACTGCGGTTCAACGCTAATGGTGATGGGGAAACTGAAACGGTTATTGACCGCATGACCACAATTATGGTGCGAAGATGATTGATGAAATAAGATCATATTTTAAAGCTAGAATAGCAGAAGTAGATACTGAACTAACTGAACACGATCAACCATTTATATTTAATAACATTCCATTAACTAATTTGGATTATTATTATTCGATTCAATTAGGGAATTTAATTTCAGGTGAATTAGACCAAACGTCACTCGATAGATTAAAAGTTAACGTGCAAATATTTGGCTTAGGGCTCAATTGCACAAATACATATTATGATTCAATATATAATAAAGCATTAGAAATTAGGTGCGTTGTTTGCAAAAAAGAAAATGTATTAAGAAATAATGATTTTATAGAAAATATCAATCTGGTAAGCTTAACGCCTAATGCTTTGCCAACTGATAACAACGGATTTTATTTTGATTTGGAATTTGAAGTAACAATTTCAATCAATCATTAGAAGGAGTTTTTTATGTCATGTTTAAGCGGTTCAAGAACTGGTGTTAAGCTAGAAGCGGCCAGAGTATCTTGGGGAAGACGACACTGCAGAGAAATAACTTTCATTGCGGACGTTAGTGGAAATCAATCAGGAAAATATTTTGATCTTAACGCCATTAATTCAAGTGGTGCTGAAGTTAAGTATTATGTCCTAATTGATAACGGTTCAGCAGTAGATCCAGCCCCAGCAGGAAAAACTAAAATCACTGTATCGATCACAAACGGCGATAGTGCAACAGCAATCGCTTTAGCGGCTAAAACTGCAATCGATCTTAATGCTAATTTTATTGCAACAATCGACGCTGATAACTCGGCTAAGATGTGCGCTAAAAATGCTTACGTTGGATTAATCACTGAAGAATCTTCAACTGGTGCTACAGGATTAACTTTCATTGTTGAAATTCTTGGTATCGGTGGGGATCTTGGTAAAACTTCTGGCGGTATTTCTTTAAATCTCGAAGGTCAAACTTTTGAAGTTAAAGCAGATCAAACAGCGGAAATTTTACTAGATGAAATCATGATTGGAAACTCAGCAACTTTAGAAATGAGTTTAATTGAATTAAGTTTAGAAAGATGGAAAACTTTAATCGGTTCAGTATCAGGTAACTTTTACGAACCATTAAGTGGAACTGAATTAATAGGTTTTGGGGAATCTAAACTTTATAAATCAATGCTTGATTACTCAGGCGAATTAGTTCTTCATCCGATAAGACTTGATGATGCGGACAAATCTGAAGATGTAATTTTCTGGTTATGCGCTCCGATTCCATCTTCAATCAATTACTCGGGTACAGAACAACAAGCATTAGAAATTTCTTTCAAAGCTTACTTGGATTCAACTAAGCCAAAAGAAATTAATCTATTTGCAATTGGTGATCATACTCAAATAACTTTAGCGTAATATATAGCGTGGCCATAGCAATAAAAGTTGTGGTCACTTAAAAAAGAATTTTATGATCGAGTTTAAAAAGAAAATTTTTATTTTCAAAATTGAAGGAAAAGAATACGAAGTAAAAAAGCCTAATGT